TAGAAATTAAACATATTCAATCAGATGTGGATAGTATTATGGAAGATATGGAACAGCTAAAAGCTCGTCTTGATAGTATTGAAAAAACACTAGAAGAGATTAAAGGCGGCTGGAAAGTATTTATTGCTATCGCTACTATTCTTTCAGGGGTTATTAGCTGGATGGTAACTCACTGGCTAGGTAAGTAATGCCAAGCAAATCTAAAGCACAACATAAGCTTATGGCAGCAGTTGCTCATAATCCTAAGTTTGCTAAAAAGGTTGGAATACCTCAGTCGGTAGGTAAGGATTTTGCAGAGGCTGATAAAGGTAAAAGATTTAAATCTGGTGGTTTATATGCAAATGTTCACGCTAAACAAGAGCGCATAGCTCAAGGTAGTGGAGAAAAGATGCGTAAGCCTGGATCTAAAGGAGCACCAACAGCAGATGCATTTAAACAATCTGCTAAGACTGCTAAAATGAAATCAGGTGGCGTATCATTAGCTATTGGACGTGGAGAAAAACTCCCAGTATCTCAAGGTGCTGGTCTAACAGCAAAAGGTCGTGCTAAATATAACAATGCTACAGGATCTAATTTAAAAGCTCCACAGCCTCAAGGTGGTGCTCGTAAAAAATCATTCTGTGCTAGGATGTCTGGAATGCCTGGACCCATGAAAGATGAAAAAGGCAGACCTACTCGTAAAGCAGCTTCTCTTAAACGATGGAAATGTAACTAAGGAACTAATATGAAAAAGAAATCAACAAACCCAAGAATGGCTATGATGATGGGACGTGCTATGCGTAGACCAGCATTAGAAACTACTCCAGAAGTGGCTCAACCAGCTGTAAATCCAATGGCTGCTATGGCTGGAGGAATGCCAGGAATGAAAAAAGGTGGTATGTCTAAAGGATGTGCAACAAAATCAGATGCAAAAATGATTGCTAAAAAAGAAGTAAAAGGTCATGAATCAACAATGCACAAAATGAAATCAGGTGGCAAAGCATCTCAATTATCTAAAGCTAACGGTATTGCTGTTCGTGGTAAAACTAAAGGAAAGATCTGCTAATTATGGCTAAAGAAGATTATTTAGAAGGTTATGGACAAGGTTTAGAAACAGGCAAACAAGGTCCTATTCGGGGATCTATTAATAAAGCTTTAGATATAGCTCTTGGCAACCCTCATGAAAGCGCTAGAAGAGGCTATGAACAAGGCTACAAAGAAATGAAAGAAGCTAAAAAAGCAGAATCCAATAAAACTAAAATAATTAACAAGCCTAGTAGTGAAGTTCAAAAGTTTGATGAGAACTATAACAAAGGTGGCAAAGTATCATCAGCATCTAAACGTGCAGATGGTTGTGCCATTCGTGGAAAGACAAGAGCATGATACCTTCTCGTGGTATGGGCGATATAGCCCCATCTAAAATGCCTAAAGGTAAAAAGAAAGCCCGTAGAGATAATACGGACTTTACTCAATATGCTCAAGGCGGAAAAGTTGCGTCTAAAGCAAAAAGCAATACTAAACTTGCGAAATCTGCAAATAAAACTAAGTAGGTAAATAATGGCTGAAACCACAGGAACCACCCTATTTAATCTAAACATGAATGACCTCATTGAAGAGGCATTTGAACGTTGTGGTTTAGAATTAAGAACTGGTTATGATTTTAGAACTGCAAGACGATCACTCAATCTATTAACGATTGAATGGGCTAACCGTGGTATTAACCTTTGGACTATTGAAGAAGGTCAAATTACTATGGCTACAGGCCAGATTACTTATGCTCTTCCAGTAGATACTATTGACTTATTAAGCATGGTCACTCGTACTGGTAATGGCGGTCCTAATCAACAAGATATTAATATCAATCGTATATCAGAAGATACTTATTCTACTATTCCTAATAAGCTGGCTAATGGCCGCCCTATTCAAGTATGGATTAATAGACAATCAGGCATGTCTAATGAAAGCACAGTATACTTAGCAGCATCTATTAGCGCTACAGATACAACAATTACATTAAGTGATGTATCTAATATTGCATCAGCTGGATTCATTCAAATTGGTAGTGAAACTATTTATTATCCAAATGTAGACAATGCTAACAATCAATTATTAAATTGTGCTCGTGGTCAAAACAATACAACTGCAGCAGCTCATGTAGCTACAGTAAGCCCATATAATTACATTACTATACAAAACTTACCAAGTGTTAATGTGTGGCCAACACCAAATTCACCAGGCAATCAGTATGTATTTGTATATTGGAGAATGCGTAGAGTTCAAGATGCTGGCACAGGCGTAACAGTTAACGATATTCCATTTAGATTCTTACCATGCATGGTAGCTGGATTAGCATATTACTTATCTATTAAATCCCCTGCAGTAGATCCTAATAGAGTAGCATTCTTACAATCAGATTATGAAAAACAATGGGATCTAGCATCTCAAGAGGACAGAGAAAAGGCACCGATTAGATTTGTGCCTAGAAATATGTCTTACATAAGGTAATCATGGCTACCAAGTATTCTAGTGGTAAACACTCAATTGCCGAATGTGACCGATGCGGCCAAAGATATAAGCTTAAAGAATTAAGAAAGCTTATACTTAAAACAAAACAAATAAGCGTTAAGGTTTGCCCAGAATGTTGGGAACCAGATCAGCCACAGTTATTGCTTGGTATGTATCCTGTTAATGATCCACAGGCTGTACGTGAACCAAGACCAGATGTATCCTATCAAGTTTCTGGTAACACTGGATTACAGACTGGAATAAACAATTCTAACAATATACAAGATGATGGATACCCTCAAGATGGTAGTCGTCAGATTGAATGGGGTTGGAATCCAGTAGGAGGATCAAGATTATTTGATATTCCATTAACACCAAATACGCTTACATCTAATGTTATAATAGGCGATGTAACTATAGTAACAACTTAATTAGGAGAAACAAAATGGCATTTAAAAAAGCAGCTGATGGCATTGCTCAACAAGGCAAAACTAAAGGCAAAAATCTAGGTGATTCAGGACCAATAGCTGGTATTCAATCTGGCAAAGGTTCTAAAGGCGCATCTACAGTAACTTCATTATCTATGAAGAAACTTGGACGCAATTTAGCAAGAGCAATGAATCAAAAAAAAGGTAAATAATCATGACTAAAGAACGCAAAGTTCCAGTAACACCAGCAGAATCATATCCTTTAGGTAATGCTAAAGAGAATAAAGATGCTAGTGCTTACACTGGATTTAAATATCCATCTGGCGGTGGCAATGACATTGGTGTTTATAAACAACCTATGGATAATCCAAATGGTACAGAACAAGATGCAGTATCTATGCCTGGCAATGGAATGAGCAAAATGAACATTTCTGTTGGTGGCGTAAGCAAAGGTAACTATGCAGAAGTAAACCCATACGGTGTTAAAGAAATGCGTGGTTATGGTGCAGCTACTAAAGGTCGTAAGATAAGCGGCAAACAAGGCTAAGAATGAACTACGTTCAACTGTATCAAGCTATACAAGATTATGCAGAAAGTACTGAGCCGTTATTTATAACGAATATACCTCGCTTCGTTCAAGAAGCTGAGGAAAGAATATATAACTCAGTTCAATTAGCATCATTACGTAAAAACGTTACAGGTACTTTGACAGCAAGTAATAAATATCTGTCATTACCTAATGATTGGCTTTCTACATATTCATTAGCTATTGTGGATGGTGATGGAAACTATAACTATCTTTTAAATAAAGATGTTAACTATATCCGTCAGGCATTCCCTAAACCAACAGATACAGGAACTCCAACGCACTATGCCTTATTTGGATCTCAATATTCAAGTGCCAATGAACTATCACTTATATTAGGCCCTACACCAGATTCAGGTTATACAGCTGAACTACATTACTTCTATTATCCAGCTACTATTGTACAAGGTCAGATTACAGTTCTTGCTGGTACAGTAACTTCTGGTGGTACTTTATACGTACCTGGTGTTTACCCACATGTAAACTTAACAGGTGGCACAGGATCAGGTGCTGTTGCAACTATTACAGTTAATTCTGCTGGATCTGTATCTGCTGTTCTTTTAGAAGATGGTGGTCAGTTTTATGCGGTAAGCAATTCACTAAGTGCGGCATCAGCTGACTTAGGTGGCTCAGGTTCTGGTTTTGCTATTACAGTATCAACAGTATCCAATACAGATGGCACAAGTTGGCTTGGTGATAACTATGATCCAGTCTTGTTTTATGGTGCAATGCGTGAAGCTATGATATTCCAAAAACAAGAGCCAGATGTAATTAAGAATTACGAAGATAAATACCAAGAAGCTATACAACAAATTAAACGTCTTGGTGATGGACTTGATCGTGGTGATGCATACCGTGATGGCCAAACTAAAATTAAAGTTAAATCATGATAACGCAAACCGCTTGTACAGTATTTAAAGCTAACATGCTTAAAGGTCTTGAGAACTTTAATACAGGTACGGCATATACATACAAAATAGCCCTTTATAACGCATTAGCTAACCTAGATGATGCAACAACTGCATATACAACTTCTAATGAAGTTACAGGTACTGGATATACGGCTGGTGGCAAAACTTTAACGCCTAGCTCTATAGATTATGATACAGATA